ATCCCCGGTGGACGCTACATCTACTATGCGGGACGGACTGCTAAGTTCTTCAACAATTGCTACCTCCTGAAAGCAGAAGAGGATACTCGTGAGGACTGGGCTGACCTAAGTTGGAAAGCTGAGTCTTGTCTTATGACAGGTGGTGGGATCGGTGTGGACTACTCAGTCTACCGTCCACAAGGACAGGTCTTGTCACGTACTGGAGGGCTTTCATCCGGTACAATACCTAAAATGAATATGATCAATGAGATTGGTCGAAGGGTTATGCAGGGCGGTTCACGCCGCTCTGCTATCTATGCCTCTCTAAACTGGAAGCACGGTGATGTTCAGGAGTTCTTGTCTGCAAAAGATTGGGATAAGCTTCCTGTTGGAACGACTGGCGCTACATACTGGGATGTAAAACAGCAGGACTTCAATTTTCCTGCTCCGTTGGACATGACTAACATCTCTGTAAACTACGACACCGAGTGGTTGCTCAATTATTGGAACACTGGCGAAGTAGGTGAAGTGTTTAAGCAGAACGTTGAGCAAGCTCTTCGTACTGCTGAACCCGGATTTAGCTTCAACTTCTTCGAAAAAGAGAACGAAACCCTACGCAACGCATGCACCGAAGTGACCTCATCCTGCGATAGCGACGTCTGTAACCTTGGCTCGCTTAACTTGGGTCGCATCGATACTGTTAGTGAGCTACGTAGCGTGGTTCAGCTAGCAACTATGTTCTTACTGTGCGGTACTAAACGCGCACATTTACCTTACGATAAAGTCTACGATGTTCGTGAAAAGAATCGCCGCCTTGGTCTTGGATTGATGGGCGTACACGAATGGCTCATCAAACGTGGTGACGTATATGAAGTTACCCCTGAGCTTCATCGTTGGCTTTCCATATACAAAGGAGTTAGCGATGAAACAGCTACCAATTTTGCTGCTAATCTTAGTGTTAATCGTCCCGTGGCTGTTCGTGCTATCGCACCAACCGGCACTATTGGCATCCTCGCAGGTACTTCAACTGGCATTGAGCCTATCTTTGCTGTTGCTTATAAAAGGCGATACCTGAAAGGTACTAAATGGCACTACCAGATGGTTGTAGACAGCGCAGCGCAGGAGCTAATTGATCTTTATGGGGCTGATCCTAACAAAATCGAGAGCGCTCTTGACTTGGCTGCTGACTACGAACGACGCATTAAATTCCAAGCTGACATTCAGGATTATGTCGATCAGTCTATTAGCTCGACAATCAATCTACCGGCTTGGGGCAGCAAGCTCAACAACCCTGACACTGTTTCGGGATTCGCTGATACTCTTGCTCGCTATGCTCACCGTCTTCGTGGTTTTACCTGCTATCCTGATGGTTCTCGTGGCGGTCAGCCTCTTACTGCTGTTCCTTACGCTGATGCAAAAGATGCGCTAGGAGAAGAGTTTGAAGAAGCTGTTCAGACCCACGACATTTGCGACATCACCGGGCATGGTGGTTCGTGTGGTGTATAGATGGATGAATTGAAACTACCGTTTATCGAGGATGGGCTGCTGGATTATCTCCAGCGGCTCTATCCCGACAAGGCTCCAGAGCCGGACGAAACTGAACGTCAAATCTGGATGAACAGAGGAGCAGTTGGCGTCGTTCGTCACTTGAAGCTCGTCTATGATCAACAACGAGAAAATATGTTAGGAGACTTAAAGGATGTGCTTTAGTAGCCCAGACCCGCCACCGCCACCGCCGCCTCCTCCCGCACCGCCTCCGGTGTTGGAGCAGTCTACTCCGCAGACCTCTGCACCTAGACAGGCTGAAACTTTGGAGAGGCGTGCTGTAGGCACAAAGAAATATAGAACCTCCGGCCTTGGTATTACAGGCTCTACCTCAACAGCAGGAGCTGGCGGTAGTGGTCTTGGTATCGGCGGTGGGACATCGATGTAAGGATAGACATGCACGGTAACGAACGGACTTGTGAAGCCCGTTATGAAGCCTTAGAGTCAGACCGCCTTACGTTCTTGGATCGCGCTCGCAGATGTAGCGAGCTGACTATTCCTACACTTGTGCCTCCACAGGCACATTCAAAGTCCACGATTTACTACACACCGTGGCAAGGCATTGGCGCTAGAGGTGTTAATAACCTAGCTTCAAAATTATTGCTCTCGTTACTACCACCTAACAGTCCGTTCTTCCGCTTAGTTGTCGATGATTTCACTCGCGACGAGCTTACCGGCCAGCCCGGATCGAAGGCGATTGTTGACGAGGGTCTTAGTAAAATTGAGCGAGCAGTTCAAACTGAAATTGAAGGTTCTGGTCTACGTAGTCCAGTCTTCCTCGCACTAAAACATTTGATTGTTGCAGGAAATGTCCTGCTCTACCTCCCAAAGGAAGGTATACGCATCTGGCGCTTAGACAATTATGTCGTGAAGCGTGATGTGTTGGGCAACGTTCTTGACGTTATTGCAAAGGACGAAGTTAGCCCTTACTCTCTTTCCCAAAGTGAAATAGAACTGTTGGATGACAGTTCCGCCGACGAAAACGAGAACGAAGAACTGGAACGCAATGTTAAAGTCTACACTCGATGGTATCGATGTGATGACGATGGCGAACGTGTTCACTGGAAGATGTATCAGGAGATCAACGGTAAAGTTGTTCCCGGTTCAGAAGGTCGCTTCCCTGTAGATAAACCTCCGTTCATGGCACTCCGTTGGAATGCTGTTGACGGCGAAGACTACGGTCGCTCATATGTCGAGGAATATCTTGGTGATCTTATCTCGCTTGAAGGTCTCTCTAAGTCCATCGTTGAGGCTAGCGCAGTAGCAGCCAAGGTTGTCTATCTGCTTAATCCCAACGGCCTGACTCGCCTTAAGGATGTTACCCAAGCTGAAAGCGGTGACGTTATCCTCGGCAAGTCTGATGACCTTTCGTCTGTAAAGTCTGACAAGCAAGCAGATATGCGTATTGCATACGAAGCTGCTAAGACGATTTCTGAACGGTTGGCTATGGCGTTCTTGATGAACTCCGCTGTCCAGCGTCAAGCTGAGCGTGTGACTGCTGAAGAAATTCGCTTCATGTCCGCTGAGCTTGAACAGATACTTGGTGGCGTCTACTCCGTGCTTTCGCAGGAGTTCCAGCTACCTCTTGTCAATCGTTTGATGGACCGTATGACACGATCCAAGCGTTTGCCTGCTCTACCAAAGGGCGTGGTCAAACCTGCTATCGTCACTGGTCTTGAGGCTTTGGGACGTGGACACGATCTAAACAAATACATGTCACTGCTGCAAGCTCTACAGCCGCTAGGCCCAGAGATACTTATGCAGTTCATGAATCCCGGCGATTATATTTCGCGTGTTGCCACTTCTCTTGGCATAGACGCAGCCGGTCTAGTCAAATCGCAAGAGGAAATCCAAGCCATGCAGCAGCAGCAAATGCAGCAGCAGATGTTGCAGATGGGTGGCGATCTTGCGGGTAAACTCGGCCCTAACGTTATTAAGGGCATTTCTGACAGGGCAGCAAGAGAAGATCAGGGACAGCCTGATCAAGAACAAGCTGCTCCTACTGAAGGATAAAATTTTATATGGGTGAGACTCTATCTGTATCTATAGATACCTCAAAGGATGTTGCACAACCGACGCTCGAAGAAGAAGCCGCTAAGTACGACAACTTCGATTCTTCTGCTGAAGACCGTCCAGAGTGGCTACCCGAAAAGTTTAAGTCTCCAGAAGATATGGCAAAAGCCTATTCTGAATTGGAGCGTAAATTGGGTTCCCGTAACACTACACAGGAGGAAAATGTTGAGCAGTCGGATGAAGAACCGGAGGGGCAGAATGTTGATGATGCCAGCGAAGGAGATAACTACGACGAAGAGACCGAAACGGTTGAACAAACAGCTCGACAGGTTACTGAGAAAGCCGGACTTAACTTTGATGAGCTTTCTACCTCCTATTGGGAAAACGGAGAACTCAGTGACAGCCAGTACAAAAAACTAGAAGAAGCTGGCATTCCTAAGTCGCTTGTTGACCAGTTCATTACGGGTCAGGAAGCACTTATTTCATCAACACGTCAGAGTGTGTTTAACTCAGTTGGAGGAGAAGAAAACTACAACTCCATGACTGAGTGGGCTGCTGACAATTTCTCTGAGGATGAAATCTCCGCATACAATGCGGCAGTAAACGGTGGAAACACCGCATCCGCTATGATGGCCGTCAAAGGTTTGAAGGCCCGCTTTGATGCAGAGGTTGGCTTTGAGCCTTCTCGTGAAGTTCGTGGACAGACTGCTAAGGCAGGTGCGAGCGTATATCGCTCAGTTGCAGAACTAGAGAAGGACATGAGTGATCCTCGTTATAAGGAAGACCCTGCTTTCCGTCGAGACGTTGAAAGAAAGCTTGGTCGATCCGACATTTTCTAAATGAGGTAATTTATGGCTCGCGACTACGCAAAGGAATACCGTGATTATCACAGTAAACCTTCACAGAAGAAACGACGCGCTGGTCGCAATAAGGCCAGACGCCTCATGATAAGGAAGGGCAAAGCTCGCAAAGGTGATGGTAATGACGTTGATCATGCAAATCATAA